ATCTAATGTTGCAGCTGCAGCCGGAAACGCTACAACAGCAAGAAAACTTGGTGGAGTCCAAACTTGGATAGAAACTAATGTTGACGCTGGTGCAGGCGGATCTGGTAACGGAAACGGTGCTGCTAGAACAGACGGAACTCAAAGAGCTTTTACTGAAGATCAGTTAAAAGGCGTTTTGAGAAGTTGTTTCACTGAAGGTGGAAACCCTAATATGATTATGGTTGGTGCTTTCAATAAACAAAAACTGTCTGGTTTTACAGGTGGTTCAACTAGATTTGACTCTGCAGAAGATAGAAGATTAATTACTTCTATTGATGTATATGAGTCAGATTTCGGAACTATGCAAGTTGCCCCTAACAGATTTATTAGAGGTGCTAATGCTACTGCTGCTAAAAAAGGGCAGGACGCATTAATCCTTGAAATGGATATGTGGGCGGTTGCTTTTTTAAGAGATTTCAAACTTCAAACTCCTGCACAAACAAAAGACGCAGATCAGAGATTTTTAGTTGCGGAATACACTCTTGAGGCTAGAAACGAAAAATCTAGTGGATTAGTTACAGACTTAACTACTTCATAATAATAATATTGTTTGGGGTGTAACCTTGCTTATAATTACACCCCATTCAATTAACCCAATGTTGAAGTCTTAAAAAGGTTATAGACGGAACGACAACGGAGAATAAAATGAGAACACTAAACGATTATTTTATAACAGCGGAAATTGAAGATATATCAACTGCTTCTTCAACTTTCGTAGCAATCCCTGATGGTGGTAAAGTTGTTAAAATTTTAACTGCTTTACAAGGAGCTATATCTGGTGGTAACGCTGCAATTACTTTTGAAATTGGCGGTACTGCTATGACTAATTCTGCTATTACGGTTGCACACTCAGGTTCGGCTGCTGGAGATGTAGATACATCTTCGCCTACTGCTGCAAACAGAGTGGAAGAAGGTGGAACTATCGAATTAATTACAGACGGTGGTTCAACTGGAACTAAAAAATTACTTGTTACTTTTGTAATAAGAAGATAATAAATTAAATGGGGGATCAGCCTAGCGGAAGATTCCCCATACTAAAAAAGGAAAGAACATGAGTTATAATTATGCTTTAAGACCTGGAACGACACAAAAAGTTTCATTTACAGCTTCTTCAGTAGCTTGTTCAACAGCTTTTGGAAGCCAAACGCAATATGTAAGAATAGCAACTACGCATAGTTGCCATTATGTAATTGCTGGTTCTCCAACGGCAACAACAAGCGATGCTTATCTTCATGCTGGAGACTATGAAATAATAAAAGTTTCACCTGGAGAAAAAATTGCTGCTATTAGAAATACTTCTACAAGTGGTGATTTATTTGTTACTGAAATGTCTAGTTAGTGGCAAAAAAAAAGAAAAGTCAATTTGGCACAGCTTGGTTTGAAAGAGAAAAACCAAGAAAAAGACCTGGACGACATTCTAAATCGCCAAATAAAGCGTTTAAAAGAATGAATAAAAAAAAATATAAAGGTCAAGGAAGATGAAAAAAGATGTTAGAGTAGATGGATTAAAAAAAGAAACTTTTATCCTAGATGAAAACGAAAAAAAAATAGTAGTCAAAGAAGAAGTTAATATAGATTCACACTTAAAAAATAATAAAGCTCTATACAACTTAAATGACGGCTATTCTAAATCTAGGGACTTAAAAAGAGTTGCTTCAATTCCTACTCTTGCTTTGCAAGTATGGGCTAACGAATACAATGGAAGTAATAATTGGTTTGCTTTACCAAAAGAAGTACAAAAAAATATTATGAAAAAAAAATTAAATAGTAATGAGTTTAAATATTTTAGAACAGCTGAGGGTAGGTTATAATGGCATTAAGTAGTTATTCAGATTTAAACACTTCTATTGCTAATTGGTTAAATCGTTCTGATTTAACTTCCGAAATATCAGATGACTTTATTAAATTAGTAGAAGCAGATTACAATTCAAAATTAAGAATTAGAGAAATGGTTGCACAAGTCAATATTACTATTGATAGTGAAACAGAAGCGTTACCAACAGGATTTTTACAAGTAAGAGATTTTTATATTTTAGAAGGTGGAACAAAATACTCATTAACTTACATGACCCCTCCGCAAATGGATCAGATTAAAGGTTCTTCAACAACAGGAAAACCGGTTACTTATACTATACTTGGCGATACCTTTAGATTTGCACCTTCGCCTGATTCTTCTTATACAGGAGTTTTAAATTACTACAAAAGCATAGACGCTTTATCTTCAACAAATACTTCAAATTTTATTTTAACGAATCACCCTGCTGTTTATTTATATGGTTCTTTATACCATGCTGCTAATTTTTTAGGCGGTATTGAACCAAGTAAATTACAACAATGGCAACAGAATTATGTTACGGCTTTAGAAAGAATTGAAAGAAACGATAGAGAAGACCAATTTAGCGGTTCTCCTTTGCAAATCAGATCAGACACAACTGTTTCTGCTCCTTTCAATCAAACTTATAGAGTAACTACTAATAATAATTAGGATATATAAATGCAAATACCTTTTGGCGAATGGCTTCCTGATCAGCCACCACATCTAAATCCTGGAGCAAATACTGCAAAGAATGTTTATTATGCTATTAATTCTTATAAACCTTTTCCGTCTTTAGTTGCTTATTCAGCTGATTCCGGTGGAGCTTCCGGTACTATTGCAAAAGATTCAAAGGGTGCTGGTTCTTTCCGTTCTACAAAAAATTTACCATTTAATTTTGCAGCAACGGAAGATACTATTTATCAATTAACATCAGGTGCTTTTACTGATGTTGGTGCAGGTGGAAAAGTATTAACTAATTCTTACGCTACTTGCACAATCACAGTTTCTGACTACGCAAATATTGGTGCTGGAAAAACTATTACTTTAAAGAAAAATGATGGTTCAACTGTTGTATTTACTTCATCTACTGGAAGTCCATCTACAAATGAATTTCAAGTACAAACAAATAATGATACTACCGCTACAAATTTAAAAAATACTATCAATGGTCATGCCGATTTTTCAGCAACAGTATCATCAGCAGAAGTTACAGTTACAAGGGCTACTGTCGGCAGAGATAATTTAACCAATGTTTCGTCTGACACTACAAGATTAACGACAACAAATTTTACAGGCGGAACACCTTTAACCGGAAGTAGTACCGATTTTGTTAGCTTTACCCAATTTGGCGATTATATAATTGCAAGTAATGGAGTAGATGCTCCACAATATTTTTTAATGGGAACTTCAACAGGTTTTGCAAATTTAAGTACAATTTCAACCGCAGGAACACCGCCTACTTTTAGAGTTTCAGGTGTAATTAGAGATTTTTTAGTTACAGGAAATGTAATTGATTATTCGCAAACTCCTAATTTAGAATATAGGAATAGAGTACAATGGTCAGGATTAAATGACATTAAATCATGGACACCTGGAACTAAACAAGCTGATTATCAAGATTTACCTGGTTCTGGAGGACAAG